TTTATACCCTTTTCAGTCTTTATCTTTGATTCTGTTAAAGACTTTCTATGTTGCTTTATATCTTTCTCAATTCCTTTGATTCCTTGCTTATAATTCTCTTCAACCTTCTTTAATTTCTCTTCTACTAACTCTTCATTCTCCGTTAGTCTATCTTCAGTCTTTAATTCCGTCTCTGCAAAAAACTTCTTATATTCTGGCAGTTCCTGTTCTACTAATGCCTTAACTTTATCACCAATACCCTTTACATCTTCTCTAATACCAGAAAGGTTTTCTTCATTAATACCTTTAAGGTTATCAGCAATATTAGAAACTTCTTCCTTAATATCAGTCCCTAAAGTCTCAAATACATCAGTTACTTCTTCCTTAAAATCGCCAAATCTACCATCTACTCTTGTTTCAGATTCTACAATTAATTTCTTATATGCAGGAACTTCTTCACCTAAAAACTCATTTACCTTTTCAGATAAGGTATTAAACTCTTCCTTTACCTCAAATAAAGTATTGCTATTAACAGTTTTTACTTTATCCTGAACATTTCTGATTGACTCTTCTACAAATAGAAGATGTGCCATCATAGAATCATCAAGATCCTTCTTACTAATAAGATCTTGAATATTTTCTCTTATCTCTTCTACAGTATTTGATAAACCTTCTACTTTCTCTACATTAGACTTGAAAGTGTTAAAGGTTTCTGTAAAGTCAGAAAGTGACTGTATATTATTTAAGTTACTCTTAAACGAATCAAAAGCTTCAGAAATTCGCTCTACCTTTTCAGGTTTAGCGTTTTTCAACTCTTCCTTTACATCATCAAAT